TGACTGTTCTCCCTTAGTTCGGGACATTTCATAGCCTCCTTTCGGCAAAAAATTAAGCATTATGTATTAGTTATCATGGTCTTTTGCAGGGTTTACAGGCAGTTTGTGAGCAGCGTAGAACCCAAAGGAAAGGAAGTTAAGGAGCTATGGCAGATTGTCCGTGGAGAGAGCAAGCTAGAAGGGAGCCCACCCATAAACCCTGCAAAAGACCATGACCGTTTTGTTTCACCAAAATATCCCCCGGAGAATTTTTGAAGAGCCGGGCGATGCAGAGGAGGGTCTGTTTTTCAAGACCCCCCCCCTATGCACATCGTTAGTGGTTTATGCCACTGCTTCTTCTTTTCTTTTTATTTTTACATATAAATTAAATGGATCGTATTTAATAATCTCATCTATGGCTCGCTCTATCTCCTTCTCATTCTCTTTATCAGAGAGTTGATCAGAAGTGAATGCGATCCTTGCTAAGTAAGCACTTGAATTGTAACCCAAGTCCATGTCATAGTTGAACCATTCATCGAATTGATCAAACGGATCATATGGATTGTCAACTGTAGTGAGCATACACTGAGCCATAGCATTCACCTCCTTAAGAAGACATTAAATACTTAGAGATAGTACTGGTTGAATAGCCCATGTTCTCTGCTATCTCAGCTATTGTATAGCCCATGCTTTGCATATGCTTAATCTTACTTTGCTTAGCAGGAGACAATGTGGTGCTAGCTTTTGGCATAGCAAGTTTCTTAACTTCTTCGTCATCCATGTATCTAAGAATACTCTGCAATCTATGATCACTTATTGCACCTGCTTGTATTGCTTTCCATTGATTCTCAGTAACATGGATTCGAGTATTTCTACCACTTGCACCAACAACTGCTCTAGCGTCGTCTATAGCAGAAGAACGAACTTTAGCCAAATCTTTCCTGTTTGCAGGCTCGGACAGTTCTGGATTGGACTGTATTTTAGCCTTGATTACAGAATTGGCTATAGCTTGAGCTCTTCTTTCTCTAGGAGCATTCTTTTCTGCTACAGCTAAAGAACGCAATAGTTCATCAACCTCTTGTTTGTACGCTTTGTTTGCGGTGGGGCTGTACTTTAAAGGCTTCGTGTTAGCTGACTCTTTTCTAGCTTGATCAGCAAGTGCTTTCATTTGATTTCCATATCGGGCATACGCGTTCTCAGGCTTAGTTCCTGTAGATAGCGTCATCATGTCGTTAACTGTCGAAATGAGGGGCACCCTTTGCGTAGCCTTAACAGTATTACCCTTTGCATCCGTATACTCTCTACCGGATTCCTTATAAATTAATTTGCCAGTTTCAGGATCTACTCTTGCAGAACCTCTTCTTTCTGGTACAGAAACGGATTGTTTCCTTCTAGACAGAAGGGTTGATGCTCCACCACTACCAACAACATTGCCTTCTGAATCATACTTAGGCTGCCATCTTTTCTTTAGTGTGGCTATGTCATTGTCTATTTCAGACTGCTTCCAATCAAGCTTGTGTTTATGCGCATCAATGACAACCATACTATGGCGAACCGCTTTTTCAATGTCCGATTCAGGGGCTCCTCTTAAAGTCATGTCGGTAATTAAGTTAGAAACCTTGCCCATTTCGCTTTGAGTCTGGGCTTTGGTCATGACTTTTATTCCTTCATGATAAGGATACTCTGACTTAGGGTCAAAATCCTTAAGACCTTCCAGAGGTTTGCTTGTTTTAATGCGTACTTTGCTGTTTGTTGGAATTACTATTACAGTATCACCATCAAAATCTGCACCAGATAGCCTTTCTGCAACCTTCGAGTTAATGCCGACCGCATCAACAGCGTTTCCTAAAATACTTTTAACTTTTGGATTTCGGTTATTAACGGTTAATTCCGGAATCTCAAAGGTTCCTCCATGAGGATATCTAACAAGACATACTGTTTCTCCATTCTTAAGGTATGGAGCATAAATCTCATTATCCTTAAGTTGGGTAACTGGAAGAATAACTCTGGTCTCCTGACGAGGAAGAGCAGCAGCCTTTAAATGAATAGTAGCAGAATCGCATTCTCCTGCAAATTCTTGTAGCATCTTCTTTCTAACCGTCGGATTAGGAATCTTCAAAATATCATCATACTCAGATTTATAATCCGCAAGAGTCGCACTAAGCTGTTGGTTGATTAACTGCATAGGCTGCTTTGATAAAAATTGCTGAGACAGATTTCGACTTGACTTGTCCCAATCTCCTTCTTCCTTAAGTTTATTTATGGCAGAAAGAGAACATTTTTCTCCTGTGACAGGATCGGTATACTTTCCCTTTGGATCAGGATATAAACTCTGTCCGTTTCTTTTAATATATGCACCAAAAGGATTATCGGGGTCGTCCTTGATTGGCTTGAGAACGCCCTTGTCGCCCTCGATCATAGGGGTTCCCTTTTTCTTGTTTGTATTGAACACTATGTCGTATCCATCGGGAATATCATTAGAATACATTGCCATTCCCTTTAGATAATGCGTTCCATCAACAAGAATTCGAACCTGTGCATAATGGGAATTTCCAAGATCGAGATCTTTTACTCCGAGACGAATTTCTATAACGCCATCTTTATCCGAACCGGTATCGCCTTTGGGACCTTCGTCTCCATACTTAATCTTGATTCTACTCGAATCGATTGAGGAAGGATATTTTCTCTTATCCCAATGCTCTCCTCCGTCAGGGGAATAATAATCTCTAAGACTTTGAATTTGAGAATAATCCTGATAAAGATCTCTCGTCGAAATATCTTTATCGTGAATCACTCGAACAGTAGTTCTTTTAGTCTTATCGGTAGCCTGAGGAATGCCAATTCCTTCAACTACATAGCCCTCAGCTTCAAGAATCCGCAAAGCTTCATCTAATTTGCCCGGAGAGATGCCTAATTCGCGTTCTACGCCACTTCCAACATCGATGGCGTGTTTATCCTTAAGCTCTTCTCTAATAGCGTCAGCAGCCTTCTCGGCCCGTCTCTGATTGATTGCTCGATTCTCGTTAAACCATGAGCGAACTGTAGACTCGTTAACACCCATTTCTCGACCGATTTGAGAAACGCTTAGACCATCATCGCGAAGGGCCTTCGCTCTTTCGACCTGAAGACGTTTTTGTTCGTGTTTCGCTTGCTTTACTGCGGCTCGAAGTTCAGTAGTGCTAGGAAATTCCATAGCTTTTGCTATTTCAACCTCGCTAAGACCGCTCTTCTTAAGCTCGTCGAACCGACTTGCCAGATCGCCACTATGCTGATAAGGATCATCTCCAGAACCCCACGGATACCGACCAGAGCGACGCTTAACACCGTAATGGCACAAAATATCTTCTACAACATCGTTCACGCCTATTCCTCCAATCGTATCCTCGTAAGGATCTTATCAAACTTGATGATCTTTTCACACACGTCTTTTATTTCGGCAGAAGTGGGTTCATACTCCTGATAATCGTTATTCTGATAAATTCGCAAAACGATTGAAATATCTTTTGGATCAACGGAATACTCCAAACAGAACAAAGCCGCATAAATGATAAGTTGCTCCATTCGGGCCGGCGTAGTTCCCGTCTTTAGATCATGAATCCTCAATACGTTTCGTCTAAACGAAATAGCATCAGCAGTTCCGAAACAATTATAAGAATAGAACAAAGGCTGCTCCGGCTTCATTCTATACTTAATTGCATCGTTGACATACTGATTAAGCGTTTGCTTATTTGCCGGAAGTTTCTGCCTTAACTCAATTGCATCCTTGGCAAACCCATGTAAACGAGTTCCATACTCCTTTGCAAAATATCTTTCGTATGCCCGAACGAGGTGATCTTCGTCATAATTAAGCCAACTGTACTTACTTGCTCCAAGAAAAGCATGCTTGTCCTTAAGCTCGTAATGCGGATTGAAGTTCACGAAGTACCTCCTCTTTGTTTTCCGGACATATGAAACTTCCAAACGACATTTCTTTAGCTTTCGAAATATAAAATTCTTGGTTTGGTCTTTTTGATGCAGAGGACGATCTTTTACATTCTAAAAGAGCCCATTTGTCGTTAAATAAAATTAAAAGATCGGGGAAACCCTGAATGTAATCCGGATCGTTCTTAAGAACAATACAACCTGGAAATATCTTTTTAAGCTCTTTTATTAAATTTGCTTGAAACGAACTTTCCAATTTTCCTGACATAACCCATGGATCTCCCTTCGAATCGTCGCAAAAAATAACAAATCATGTTATTTTTCGGAGCACATTGCTCCTTCCCTTCATAAAAGACCATGTTTTTTTCGCGAGGGCCCTTTTACCTGCGGTTTTATAAGGGGTATAAATCCCAAAAATTGACTTTTAGCGTTTTTGCCAATAAAACCACGTTATAAGCCTTCGGAGATGTCCAACCTCGAGAATATCTATAAAGAACATTTGGATCGATTCCTGTCTCTCGACAGATCCTACTTTGTGACAATCCGCATGCCTTGATCAGTCTCGAAAGGTTCTCTCCGAATTTCTTTTTTCTGGCTTCTTCGTCTTCTATACGAAGTTTTTTCGTCTCAGCTCTGCGCCGAAGTTCCTCGTCTGAAACTTTCATAAATATCAACCCCCTCTGTCGGATCTTCTACAACATACTCTCCGAAATTAATTAGCGTGTCTGTATCAACGTCTAACGCTTGTGCGAAATTAACGATTGTAGCACAATCAGGAATGCGACCTTGATTCAAATATCTATAAACGTTTACCTTGCTGACATTAGACAGTCTTGATAGATCAGCTTCCGTAAGAAGTCTATTATACATTAAATTTCTCATTCTTCGAACAAAATTTTTATACCATTCGCTCTTTGTCATAGTTCTCCTCAAATTCGCGAATTTTGCAAGGAAATATCATTTTTGCAAAAAAGTACGTTTTTATTTAATTATAGATTTTTACCCTCACTCCCATTAATATAGACTTTTTCTATTTTTTTAATAAAATTTTTATAAAAGTGCAGGTAAAAGTATAAATTTAGTCGAAAAAAACCTTGCGCTTAAAAAGTTGAAAAATACCGTTTTTTGCAAAATTCGCGAGATTTGGTTACCATATGGAAACAAATCTCCACAATTCGACCGATTTTTACGAAAAGTCGGAACCATGTTTTTTTCGCGAATTTTTAAAATTTGTCATTTTTGCTATTTTTTCGTCAAAAATCGCCATTTTTCAACTTTTTAAGCGCAAGGTTTTTGAGAACACAACTTTCAAAAATATTAAACTTTTACTTTAATATTCTCCTTCGATAATTTTCGCTCCAATCGGCTCTGCTCCATCCATTTGAACATATTCCTCAAACAAACTAAACCACTTTTTCTTGTGAGTATTGTAGCCTCTAAGCACACTTCCTTCAAAGTGACATAGAATCATCTTATATCGTCGTCCGTTAATTAGATAGGCCATGTCCTCGTGAGGATTTTTAAGTTTTTTAGGATCAATCTCTCTATATCTACCCCAGCAATATACTTTGGCCATCTCAAACCTCCATTAAAACAAAAACACCTAGAAAATATAAAGGGAGCCGCAGACTGCTCAATTCTACGACTCCCCTCTAGCAAGCTACTTAGAAAATTCCACCCCGAGATTTTTTAAGAACTTAAGTCCCAACTCTCCCGGAAAAGCATCCAAAACACGAATCCTCTGCTCAATTCCAAGGGGATCTTTATCTCCAATTGTAACGATACCATCCCCCTTATCGTCATAGCTCCAAGATATAATAATCGAATCTACCTTATTCTTCTTGATCATTAATCCTCCCATTCGTCGAACATCATATAGTACTCGTTCAGAGCCCGTATAGCAAGTTGTCGTGTAGGATATCCAACAGAATTTGTAGAAAAATTTCCATAATCAGTAAATGCAAACCAACGCTTAACAGTCTTTATTTCGTCTTTTTCGAAATCAACTGCAATATCCAAGTCTCGCAAACTAACAAAGCCTTCATATATTGGACGATTCTCCTCTTTGTCAGAATTTTTATAATAATAGACTTCGCAATATCCAGGCTGAATATTAGACAATCGTATAATCATAGTTTACCCCGAAATCGATTCTGTGCAGCCAGTGATGAGCTCCGAGTAAGGAAGATCTGTAAATATCCATCTACGAAAATCGTTCCATTCATCAAGCTTGTGACCTCTACGAGATTCATAAATGTTTGCTAGAACCTCGTAATTTAGCATAACCGTGCGCTTCTGATTGTAAGAGCTTGGAAGCAACTGGATCATCTGCCACCAATACTTTTTGTCTTTGGTCTTGAGATACAAATCCCGATAGTGGTTCAAGGCCTTGATGGTAAGAATGAGAATATCCATTGGCGCGAAAGACCACATCTCTAGGGCTTCTTCTGGATACTCAGCCGGATAGTCATCCTCGATCCTAGGATCCAGATCGTGATTCTCTTTCCAGATACCAAGAGAGTCCTCGTAGTTGATCAGATGCTCATGCGAGAAGTCCTCCAGAGTAAACTCCTTCGCATGGATCTTATGCATGGTGCTGCACGAGTTCATCTCGATATCCATGGGGTTGATGGGTTCCTGTCCCGGATAAACACCTGCTCGATAGGTTCCGAATTCCTTCCACCAGTACAACGGAGCTGTGATATCGAGATACACTATGATATAACGCATGAACTTACGATGGTCAGTGCCGGCGTTGCGGAGCTTCATCATGAGGTTAAGATCGTTAGGGCCGATGTTAAACACCGGATTGTCGTGAATAAACTGAGGATAATTTTCGTCATAAACAGGATCGTTGTGATATTGACTATCACTCTTCTCCCATGACTCCAGAGCATTCCTCATCCCTCGGATCGCGTGCTCCCAACCCATAACCTCGAATTTCTCGATTTTAATCATTGGCAAGCCTCCAAAATAGCAATTAGGAAAGTGATTAAAAATGAAATAATGGTCCAACAGAAGACAACTGATAGAAACTCATTGTGATCTATAACTTCTAAAATATCTTTAATTTTATCTTTAATTTTCAAAGTTAATCATATCTTCCCATTCGGATTTATCGACGTACTTGTTGAACCATGTTTCAGAAAGTTTTGTATACACATGATCATCAGTCCAACGTTCAACACAAACATCTGAAGGAGAATTAGCAAAATTACCGAGAGATTCCCCAGTAAACTTTAGTATGTCTCCGGCATGCCAAGGACATTGTCCCACCGGATACGATAGAGCCATTTCAATACGAAGATTTGACAAATTGGTTAAAACCCGAGGTGACGAATATGCTCTAAAAAATGCAACCTCTTCCATTTCTCCAGTAAATTCTTTCTTGTCCAAATCATAAACTTTGCGTCTTTCTACACCTATACAAGTTGTATATCCTATGTAAGGAAGGCCATCTTTCTCTCTCACAATTTCGGCTTCGATCGAATTCTCTCTTGAGTTAGGCATATATGGAACATAAGCCATATAATCGTCTTTTTCGGTTTCATTAATCATTTTACAGAATACCCTTTCTCAGCAATCTTCTTGATGTATTCTCTTGTGTATGCCTGTCCATTATAGTCGTAGAACATACCGCCTTCAAGAAATGTTATAATGATCTTAAGTTCCAATAGGGTGTAATCCTCAACAGCTTCCAGTTTGAGAATATCATCGTTGTTCATTGCTAACCTTTCCAAACACAGAACCGCACTTAGGACATATTCTGAAGTCTACATCGAGCCATTCACCGTCTTCTTCGCTATATGCCTTAAGCTCAACAACGGATGGAAGCTGCATAGAATATCCATAAACCGGAAGAGTTTTTTCGCCACAAAGCTTACAGCAATGCTTATCGGAATCATGCACAGTCAATCACCACATTCTCGAATTTGTCGTATACGTCAAGATAAATCTCATTCTTGTTCTTATTATAAGTTATCTCAAAATATCTTTTATCGGGAAGATCGGTACAAGCCATGGCCTTCCATCCACCAAGAATATAACAAAACCATACAATTCTAACTCTGAATACATCATCACCAGAATCGATAACATAATGGTTGTAAACATAATTCGATACAGCGTTCTCTATGGCTGCAATCGGGTTTCCGCTTAGATAATAAATCCTACTCATGATAATCCTCTCCGAGATTGGTAAGCGTATTTTTCACAACATCTAAAATCTTAATTACCCCAGGAAGATCCTTCTCTGCGATCTTGATGGCTCTTCCGGGCATACCCTCTTGGATATCTCCGTTGATCCCCGCAAGCACGGAGGACACATAGTTGAGCTTAATAACACAAGAGTGAATATCTTTATTCATTGTTACTAACCTCATCCTTAGGCATAGTAGCTTCGATCCGACTTGTCCAACGAGAAACTTTGTCCAAATATAAACCAGGGTTAACTCGCATACCGAGCGCATCGACCACAATAGCAACGTCGGTTAGCTCCTCAACCAGCTTTTCCTTAAGCGTGTCTGAATTGCGAATATCATGAGCTACTGGGTTGCGCCCCTCATAAAACCGAGCAAGCTTTGCTGCCGCCTGAGAAAGCTCCGCAGCTTCTTCGGCCAATTGCAGCCACATAGCAACTGGACCAAGAATATCATTAATGTGTTCAAGCTCGATAGCGCATTCTGGACAACTGTCGTCTTCGAGATAGAATGTTATGTATTCCGGCTTTTCTCCATCGCAACATTCCGGAATCATTGAAAAGTTTGTTGCGTGGCGGATATCGGTCGTATGGCAACATTGAGGAAAACTACACTTCTTACAAGCCTTCCTATCGCATAGGTAAAGAACGTTGGCCATGGAATAAGCGATTTTAGTCTGGTTATCTTTTTCGGGTTTCTTAACAAAAGGGACATTCACTCTCTTGTCATTTTCGATCGTGCAGTCTTTCCATCGATTATGCGAAATATCAAATTCTCGGGTATCTCCGTGCTCCATATATCCAAGTCCGCAAGAATAGCAAACTCCGCTGTAAGCTCCATCTCTATAGTTTTGCTTTTTAAGAAATGGACAATCGGAACACGTTTTAGGATATGAGTCCAGACAGAAATAGCTCGTTACAAAACTGCTCATGTTCTCTCCTTATTTTATAGCACAGTTCTAAAATATAAAGGTGGGCCCGCAGAGACTCGAACTCTGATCCGCCGGTTATGAGCCGGATGCACTAACCTTTATGCTACGAGCCCATGTAAAGCCTAGAACAGAATAATGTCATCGTTTCTCAGCAATTCAAGGTTCTTTTCAATCATGATGCTTGTTGCACGCTTATGCATTTCAAACTGATCGGGATCATAATAATCAAGCGCCTTTATCCTGCGATCAATCATCAGAGTTTCGTACATACGAACATGATCATACTCAGGTTTGTCACCTTCGTAAGGATACTCGCGGTTTCCTGGCCACTCCATCTCTTGAAGAATAGCGATGGGAATTCTGGTATAATATGACCAACCAACATCGGAATAATCGAGAACGCTACGAAGAATGAGAATAGTCTTCATATTCAAGCAAACCATGTTGATCTCCTAAAAATATAAAGGTGCCCCGGCTGGGAATCGAACCCAGATCTTGAGATTAAAAGTCTCCTAGTCTAACCGTTGACTTACCGGGGCAAATATCAACTACACCTGATTAAGGAATTCGTGAAATAGTTCCAAGAATTTCTTAGCGCAATCCGGACACAGGTCGGCACAGTATACTCGCAACCAATCTTTTGGCAGCTTTCCTTGATGATAATTAATTTGTTCATCCAGAGACAGTTTAGCATCGTCCATAAATACCCAATTGTGACATCTTGCACATTTGATAAGGGTTCCTCTACGGCTGCTCATCGGAAAACTCCTTAAATATAAAAGGTCCCGGCGGAGGGATTCGAACCCTCACGTCTTTCGACATTGGATTTTAAGTCCACCGCGTCTGCCATTCCGCCACGCCGGGATTAATTTAAAGACTTGTTATATAATCAACAAAAGCAACACTTCCCATGATAGACCATATAACAAGACATATTCCTATGATTATTATGGCAAGATACACAGACTCGCTTTCATACCACTTCATAATACTCCTTAAAATATCATTTTGTTAGCATATCATAAAGTCGGTCCATACGCTTTTGATAGCCTTCTGATCCTTTCGGAAAGTCGATAGGATCTCCGACCAAAATATCCAGTGCTGATTCTGAAAAATCTGGATGCCATTCTTGACTATAACTACTCCACGCTCTATCCATAAGTCTTGCTGCCGCATACGTCCTCAGTTTTTCAAACCTGTCGTGTTCTCCTATTTTCTTTCTTTGAATGCTGCCAACATAATCACAAACCATGAGAAACAACTTAACCGTTCCAAGTATGCAAACTATTCCGATACAAAGAACCAAAATAACCGAAAACGCATACCCAAAGTCAACCATTAATCCTCCAAAGCATCCAATACCTCAAATATCTTTTCTAGACTCTCGTACTTAATCGTATGCTCTCCATTAAGCCACTTTCGAACCGTATGCTCACTCATATGTGCTTCAATGGCTATCTTTTTAACCGACGAATAATTTCTAGCAATTGCATCTTCAACAATGTCCCGCATAGAATCTTCGTCGTAAAAACTATACGGACCCGTGTGGTAGGCTGGGCTGACTAGAACTCCCATCCGAATCCTCCTCATCAAATATCTTATACTCATCAGGACTCAGATGTATCACTTCAGGCGGATCAATCGGAATTCCGAGCATTTGCTTTAACACATCTCCGAATGCATTCATCGCGTCCCCAACGTCTGTAAAAGACTCTTGTACTGTTTTCCTGGAATCCATTTCTACCCCATGGCTTCAATTTGAGAAATATCATTCTCATCGTCAGAAGAATCCGAGAATAGATCATGCCACTTATTAAGATACCACTGAGCCTTCTCGATGTCCTCAAGAGTTTTTCCCTTGTAAAGGCAACGCCATAGGTACTTAAACGAATTGCACAGACAATAGTCCATCACATACTCGGTTCCAAACGCCGAAACCATAGCGTCGATGCATTCGATATTACCACGAGTATAATGTGCAGGATGATTAACCGCATCATTAGACATTTTAAATATCCTTTCCATTCTCAAATATGTATTGCTCAATCACGACACATTCTCCAAGAGTAAGAATTCCGAAAACGATAGAAAGAACGACATCTCCTCGGACAAGAACCTCAAAGAGTCGAGACGAAAGAGCTATTGCTCCGAATACCATAAATATAACGACAATCTTATAGTTCATTGTCTTCACCGAATTCCTCTTCAAGTGTTCTGTTTAATCCATCAAACTGGGCGTATGTCATACAACATGCAATCCAACCGTCAAGTATGAAATAGTCTAATCCAATCCCTGTCAAATATCCACGAATGTAATACTCTTTCTTATCGTCTAGATCGGTATCAATCCAATGCCACTCTCTCATACGAACGTCACCAGCGATCGAGCAAACCCACTTTGATCTTTGGAGAACAAGCCCTTCTCAAGACGGTTTTGGAAAAGCTTCCACTGGTTATCGGTCATACGAGTTGAGATCTGAGCTTGAATGACATATCGGTCTCCCTCGTAATGAGATGAATCATTAAGTTCTCGATCGACACCCATTCCGCAAATAGTTCCCTCGATGAAACAAATAGCTGAATTGACTATTACATATTCTTGCATAAATCGACCGGTCTCTTTCGACACTTTATAGTCAAGTCCGATGAGATGCATGGTTTTATTCATAAATATCACTTCCTTGTTATCCACATCACGAGTGCGGCAAGTACGTAAGCTCCAAGAATAAACTTAAAATCGAGCGTCCAGCTAAAGCACCACGCAAAAAGATTCATCAATGCATAAAAAGGGATGAATGTGATGGCGATCCAAAATATTGCAATCCCAACAATTATTGCTAATGAAGCCATGACAACAGTGAAAGGTTTGGTTTGCTTATTCGAATCTGCCCAAATCTTAAACTTATCGTTAATCTTCATCGTCGTCCTCTTCAAAACAGACCGGCTTGTGAGAATACTCGTTTGACGGATTCTCTAGACAAATATCACACGGATCCTCCCAATCTGGAGTTGGGTAGTGCTTACATTTGGGACAATAAATATCGAAGTAAACTTCCTTATCTATAAGAAGCGGCATAAATGTTCACCTCCTAAAATATAAATTGTGGTCTCATTCCATAATCGTACATATTTTGACCTCGGCAGGTCTCTTCAAGCTCGTCTTTGATTTGCTTGTACGAATCTTCCCCCTCGAGAAAATTCAGATTTAGCTTTGCCCCGAGATCTCCGAAAAACTCAACTTCGAATTTGGAGTTGACCTCACACTCGCTACAATGTTCGAGCCAAGCGAGAAGTCTTAAGAGCTCGCTCATCTGAGACCAATCGGAACAAGTTATGTTTAGGGTGATATCATTCATCATCGTCGTCTGATTCAATTCTTTCCTCCTTTACGTGTATTCCAAAGTTCTTAGCCGTCTTAATAATAAACTCAATAAAGTTTTCAGTTGCCTGTGCGATATCAGGAACGTGATAACGATTCGAAACTCCGTCATCATAATCGGTAGATCTATAATACGGAGCATCCGCTGTAATATGAACACTGGTTTCATGCTTAGGATCGATACAGCGAGTAACGTAAAGCTCACTTACCCTATCGCCATACTGATCATGAAGAAGATTGAAATTGTCCATACAGTGAATACAAATATCATTAGTAAACCGGGACTTTGGATTGTCCTTTGTCAGCCCGTGAACCTTGTAGTATGTCCCCGTAATTCGACTTTTACAAATATCACAAGTTCGATACGTACAACTTACAAGGTCGGTCTTCCGAATCAGAATCTCCGGGATGCCCTTCTGAATCTCTCGAATCAACATTTCCGAATCCTTTCCTTTGGGCGAATTTTCCTTCATTAAATATCTTTTTGGTTTTTATTGCTTTGGCGATTGACTTGTCTATGTCGGCGTCTGAGACAAGATGATAGTAATACAAATACTCGAACGGCGTATTGAGTCTATCGATTCGTCCGATGGCTTGCTGCATAACTTTATATGAATAGTTTTGTGAATAGAAGACTATCGTGTCAGTTTTGACGCAATTCCAGCCTTCACAACCGGCCGTGTATTGGACGAGATAGATCCATTGTTTTCCTTCCGGTAGCTCTTGGTGGGCATGACCTGACCATTCGGAAAATCGTATGGCATTATCGGTGCAATATGCGATGAGTCTATCTCGCTCGTAGTCAAAGTTATAGAAGATAATAAGCTTTCCGTGCTCCCGTATAATAGACGAGATTCTATTCGTTCGAGATCTGGTGTCATTTACTATCCTCCTTAAAACATAACAAAGCGAACCCGCGTTTTGCATTGGTTCTTCTTTGAACGGGTCCCATCGCCTCTTAATGGCCTCGTTATACATCTTCTCGTCATAGCTGCACGAAATATAATAGTGTTTCGCTTTGGTCTTTCGATTGAAGTCCATGTCGACAAGGATTCTATTTCGCATTCGCTCCAATCTTTTTATTCCAACATATCGATCTATTTTTGGGTATTTAACGAATCGGTTAAAAACACAATGGTTCTCATAGAATTCGGTTCTATTCTTAAAAAATCCATTTGCTAGAAAGACGGGAAGGTAATCCATCCAAGTATCTCCCGGTGTTGCTGAAAGAAGAATCCATAGATTGGATTTTGTTATCTTGAGAAAACTCTTAACCCAAGTTCCCTTTCCGACAACTCGCTGTTCGTCAAATATAAAGAATGCATTCTTTACATCAACATACTTGGTTATATTATTCCAACTATCTATAACCACCTTATTCCCATAAGGAGAATCTTCTGGATTGGTCGAAAGAAGAAAAGGAATGAGCTCTTTGTCCCATTCCCTTGTATCTCTCTTTCTTGCCGTGGTGATTATGTACAGATCAAGCGGAGGATTGTCTCGCATGACAGTGTATTTATTGGCATAAATATCGCCGCCGTTGATCAAGTAATAATAGCCAAGCGCAGTGAAAGACTTCCCTGATCCAACACCTCCGCATAAGATGCAACCATTTGACATCTTTTTAATTGCATCGATCTGATAATCATAGAATTTTATTCCAGCCATAATCACCTCCCAAATATCAAGATGGCTGCTGCTCTATTGTTTACGGTCGAGCCATTTAACCGACAACCGCACGCCCATTCGGTAGAGAGATCGAATGTGTTTGTCGGCACCAAAGAAAGAGAAGAGAATGAAATATTCATCCTCTTCATAAAACGCTTTGAAATTTTCGCGAACTTATTCCTCTATTACGAGTATCGTAGCTCCATCGAAGAATCCTTTATTACTATTCTCTAGTTCTATAAGACTCTCGCAGGAAGTGTATAAGAAAATATACATCGCTACCATGAGTTCGCAAAGTAACAAAACGAGTAGGGTATTTCTGAGGTTGACCAGAGAGGACTTAGAAAGAAACCTCCTCGTTACCAACGCCCTCATCCTCCTCAGGATAGTCATCCTCGAACTCGTCCTTCTCGACAATGAAATATCCAGTGGTCAGATACGCCTTGATGCCCTGCTCGCCTCGAGAATTCGTCCAGACACGAGGGTTAAGCGTAACATCGCAATACGCAATTCGAGCGCTATCGAGAACGTCAATCGTCTCCTCGTTGAGAGGGGTACGCTTGAAATATCCGTCGTGCGTCGGAGTCACCATCATAACCGTGGGACGATACTTATCGATGTCATAACGAACCGCAACCTGGAGCGTGTTCCTACGAGAACCATCATCGAACTCACGAATCTTAACATTCCAACCATCGGCGCTCATCTTATCCGCAGTCTCGTCGTCGAGAACGATGGAGAAGTTGCGATTGCCAGCGCGGTTATACTTACCGTCGGCACGACCGGCAAAATTGCGGAAAGTAATCTCGAAGTGCTTGAGCTTAGCGCGATCAGGAAGGTTGTTCTTAGCCATGGTAAAATATCCTTTCGTTTGTTTAGGCCACAAAAGCCTCAAAGTCGCCATACTGCGAAATACTCTTAACTGCCTCGTCTACAAGTTTGCGATAATATTTCAGGTCAATGTCATCTTCCTTTCCCAACTCACGAACCATTTCAGATTCGAGCCAACGATATCCCTTTGTACCGGTAGCGGCGTAATAGTTTCCATTTTGCTCCCGCATGAGAAGCCCGCCTCCGCAACCCGGTGTAATTGGGCAAAATTGACCGACTCGTCCTACGAAAATATAATTGTGACTATTGTCGATCATAGAACGAAGTTCGTCATCGGATACTTCCTTGAACGCAGGATTCTTGTATCCAATAAAGTCGTCAACAACATCGCGCTTGTCTCTGTACTCTAGCTCTTTCAGTATTGCTTTCTCAACATTCTCCTCAAGAGCAACGTCTTCGTTCATATCAAGATATAGTGCCGATTTCACCTGGAAACTTTCGCACTTATCTTCGAACGTGATCGGTTCCTTACTGAAGAGTGTCTTGAAAACATACGGAACCTGAAATTGCTTACCCGTGGCAGTCCACTTTCCAGCATGAGACCCATTGACGTTTTCATCTTTAGAATATCTTGCGATGTAGACTGCATCGTTAACCAAACAAATTCGGTCATAGGTTGCTTCGTGTTCAAATGTGTATCCGTATTTCTTTGCGAAGTCAAAGCAGAACTGAATGATCTCGGGCGTTGCATCAGCAATCTTAATAGAATCCGTCTTGATATGAACAACGGTGAAACCTCTATCGGTAACCTCGTCTTGCAGAGTCTTCATAAACAAAGCTCCACGAAGTGCCACGATGTTGTTCTTATTTCTCGGATCCCGGAACGGATTGTCAAAGTTAGCCGAGGTCAAACCGTACACTGAATTGATTGCAATCTTGAGCGCCTGTGCTAATTGTTTAGCTGTTGACTCGTCATCGAGGTACTTCGCAAGACGGCCTCCAAACATGTGGCGAACTGCTTCGAAGTCGCCATGCTTGATGTGTATTCTTGCATTAACGAGGTCAGCGAAGTGCTCAGTGTATTTGCCGAAAAGGTTGAGAGCAATGATCGAATGCGGATGCAGCGAGGCCACGTCCAAAAGCGCAGTATCTCCAGTGTACATTTCACGCTGTGCATAAACGTATCCACCAAAGCCAAGATCAACCCCCCTATACATGTTATGCGGTTTGTTGTCATCTCCGAATTCGTAAGAATATCCAGGAAACTCTTCTGATAGATCCGTATAAACTAACTGCGGATGCTTCTCGTTGCCAAATATAATTTTGGTGGTCAGCTGATTTGTTGTGTCGTTGACCGTCATTCCAGCAAGATCAGCAAGAATCTCTCTGGCTGTGAAATCTCCTTGTAGATGATTCCAAACTGCTTCAGTGGCTGTCACATCATTTACACAATACTCGGCAACCTTGGTCCACATCTTCTCGTCGACTGGCTTATCCCAAGGAAGACCTAGTTCTTGGTGATGAATCCCAAGCTCAATCTCCCACTTCTTAAGGCCCTGCTTTTTGGAAGCGAAGTCGAAAATATCAGTGTAACTGATGTTGTATGCTTCACCAAAGAATCCGGTCTTTCGCTCAATCATGTCTTGAGAAAGCTGGTAAAGACGAGCGTTAGAATATCCGATAAGCCTGCCGTAGAGAATGTGGTTATCGTACTTTCTGTTGTTAAAACCGACAAGACGGAAGTTGAGAAGCTTCTCAATGTCGTTGCTTGTTGGATTAATAAGCTTTACCGGGGTTTGCTTATCTCCAGCTGCCTTATAAACAAGCACGAATAGATTAGGAAATACCTCAACGTCGAAAAATACGATCGGTTGTTCGTCGTTTCTACGTGCCTCGGATGGTTCCTCAGATTTAAACTTCATCTGGGAAACCTTCTTAAGACAATAATCGGATTGATGAGAACTTTGCGCCGCAAACACAATTACAGAATTTCTCATGTCTTCGACATCATAGGGCATTCCGGATCTATACGCATCCTCAAGAAGCTTAAATATAAAGTCGATACTCGGCTTAGTATTCGGATGATACTCCTTGCCGAGATTCTTCTTTATCATTCTTCTCAATTGCTTCTCGTTTTTAACTGTATCGAAATTCACCACCTTATCCTCCTTCAACGGAAGACCCGAACTGATAACAGCGATTGGAAGATCGTTACATAGGGTTAGCTTTCTTCTGAGAGAGCTCTTCCCACTAAACACTTTAATCTCAATATGATCTTTATAGAGAGTTGAAAGCTTATCTGGGTTGCCCTTGTAAATATAATGCAGATGAATTCCCTTACCGCTTTTACTCAGCTCGGCATACGTCTTAGGCCATTTGCTAGCCTCACGTAAGTTCTTCTCAAAACTCTTTTCTCCACTTTCGTCGGGAATATCAAAGTCGATTACGATGTGATTTGCAGGAACACGGACATAGTGAAGTTTCGAGGTGTCGAGTTCAGAAAGTTTTGAATCGACCGAATCCCAAGCTCTTCTTGGGGTTCCGTCTTTGGTGGCGTATTGAGCTAAACAGTCCGAATACGTCTCGTCAAATATCGACTTTTGCTTTTTGAACTCGATCAGATCCTCTTTCTCAACCGGTTCCTTGGAAATATCAACTACATCGAGCATCTGAGATTTAAACCCGTAAAAGTAATTTTTCTTAGCATCTCCGTTTTCGTTTGTGTAAATATCACTGTACTCTCTGAAATAAGTTCGAAGCTCTTCTCTGAATTGTCTCCGTGGAAGTGGATAGGGAACATTTGCGTCGTCGCAGAATGTTTTATACATCTCCCAGGCAACTTTTAGAGTAACGCCATCTTCGTCTTTAAACGTGAAATACGATTCCACCATGAAATTGTAGAAATCATTGGATGCGCCAAGCATTATAGTCGGAATATAATTGTCATAGCGATTCGGATTGTCCTTATAAAAGTCCAAACAATGCTTCGCTATTGCCCCAAGCTCAAAAGGGATTTGACTCATCAGCTTCTTATATTCCGAGTTTGGAACTTTGTTGCCGCTTGGTTGCACGTCTATAAGACGCCTGATAAGACCGGACTTAGAGTCGGTGATCTTTACTGGCTTATTCGTCCCCATAAACAGAAACGCATTAAACCGATTCGAATAGGTGCTTTTAAACTTTTCGTTCACCGTCATAAGCTCGTGAGATACAAGACTATTCAGCCTAGTATTATCTTCAATCCTACTAAGGTCGCCATCGTGCTGGATTGCAACGAGAGGATTTGTCTTGAAGGCTTCAAGGGCGAACGAATTGCTTGATGAACCGAGGGCTTTTGCATCGAACACTGAGTAATAGCCTTCAAACAGCATCTGAATGACATTAAGAATCGTGGATTTTCCGGTTCCGGCAGCTCCGTATAAAACCAGGAATTTTTGTACTGTCTTGGAATCTCCAGCGACCACCGACCCGATTGCCCATTCGATCTTAGCACGCTCTTCTGGTTCGTAAAGAACTGATACAAGTCGATCGTAAGAAGGGCATCTTCCTCCCTCCAGAGGATAGGAGAGTCTTTTGCTTGCATAATCCTCCTTACAGATGGGCGAGTTCGAAAATATCAGTTTTTCATCGAGTTGGTGAAAGTTGTCGCGACTCTGACGCTGACAATACTTGTGCCATCGGTCAATCGTTCCCGTATCCGAATCCCACATATAGAGTCGAATCGGAGGGTTGTCATCGAAAGTCGCCTTGTTTTCTTCGATGAAAATATCAATCTCGTGATCGACAAGATCAATTACATCTTGCTCATCTGTAGACCACAATCCCTTTGACTCGACCCATACAGCATAGAAGTCTCCTCCTCGAATCATTAAATCAGATGACTTCTTAATGATGAACTTCGGATAGACTTCTATACGGCCGCTTTTTTGTCGTCGAGTTGCTATTTTAAGAAAATCTAGCATCGCATTGGCTACCTCCCTTCTAGCTTATAGAAATTGATTAAAATATAAAACCTTCTAGTCCTCGAAGATTATACGATGACGAAGGTATGCAATATCGTCTGCGAGCTTACGCCTCTTTTCAATTCTCTCGTTCCGCTCCTTCTCACGAGTCTCCATCGCGATTTCATTCTTTCGGAAGTATGCATCATCCAGAAGCTTGCAAAGAGCAGAATATCCCTTTCCATCGGTGGCCTTCTTAATTACACAAAGGAGAAGGCCTATTACCGGATCATACGAATCCTCGTCATGGCACTTAACGGTTGTCTTGCTTCCATCATGCCAAATAATAGTCGTAGCAGGATCATTATAAACAACCTTTTTAATTCCGGAAATATAACCCGAGGTTCTTCTCTCTCCACAAGAATCGAAATAGCTTCTTGTCGCATATCGAACAAGCTCATCGAGATCAAGGTTATCAATCATAACATACTCCTCATCACGAAATATAATTTTGTCTCCGATTGCATAATGGTTCTTGCCACTGGTGAAATCAGTCAATACCATTTTTAAATCCCAATCGGCATCTAGTCAGTGACCACGCCGTCGTATCGAGACACTTAAACAAATAGTATTGCTTCTCTGTTGTTACAACCTTTATTGTTGGAACACTAGATCCTTTAACCGGAACCCACTTTTCAATTACTAATCGTGGAAACAATTCTTGAAATAAGTCGACAAGCTGTCTTGATGTCATCTAATCTCCATCCAGTTCGTTTAGGTAATAGCACATCTGATACCACAAGTCGACTCGCCTCATGTCTTTCGACTTATCGTGTATGGTAAACGCTCCCCCTTTGCCATTTTTCTTATATGTTCTATTTAAGAAAATATAAATCTTATGTCCAACAAGAGAAGCGTTAAATACCTCGTCAGTTTGGTTCGAGATACCAATGCTCGAGAGCATACTCCAAAACCATTGTGCGGTTCTGTCACCAAGTTTCGTATTACTCATGATCGTGTCTTCGCATCGATACGCTAATGCTGAAAGCATCTCCAATACGGAACAAGGAGCGTTCCCAAATGTTTCGTCGATGGTCGAACGAGAAATGCTATACAAATATCCAAATTGGTATCTGAAATTCTTCCCGTCAATCGCTCGGCTTGCATCCTCAGGAATGGTCCAAACAAACTGACAATTATACAGATAGTCGAAAAGTTTATAATAAGACTCGTCAAGCCCGTCGCACATCATTTCATAGATCCAGTTAAAGTAATCGTTTAAAATCCGATCACTTATCATGCGTAACTGGTCTCCTTAATAATAGGGTGTCGCTCGACAAAACCTTCCCAAGGCTCATCCTGCTTCTCGATAATGTAGATACAGTGGCGAGCATCGGATCGAGTATAGATGGAATCCTCTTCACTTTCGACAAACTCTTCAAGATCCTTCTTGGAAATGACCCTGCTCAAGTCCTCAATCGGATCCCAGTTTTCGTCAGTGATAAGACCATCATCAAAATATAAAAGTTCGATTTTGGTCGATTCCTCGTCTTGCATATACTCGTAATCGTCAATAACGTATGGAGCCTCCCCCGGAGCCAGATCCTCCTCAGGGGTTTCAACCTCGTCCTTTATTACGATCTCATCGGTGATGTTTGGATTCTCGAAATACTTGGTATAATCGGTCTTTGACGTATCTACCTCACGCTTAATAATCGAGTCGTCATCGGTCACCGAAATATCAGTCTCGTCACAGTTATCCTGATGAGAATCCTTATAAGAATAAACTCGACCAAAAGATTCCTTAACCGAACGAACCTCTTCGTCGAGTCTCTCCTCGTACTTCTTGTGGAAATAATACCCAGCCGCAGCCGCTCCACTTAAAACACCAGCGATAAAACCGACTGCTGCATAAATATAAGCTCGGCTCATCACTATCTCCTTAAATCTTATCGATAATCACACCGTCAACATTGAAATCAAGGAACACAGAATTCGTCTTACCGTTAATGAAATCGCCGAGAGCAGGACTCTTGCCCGTAGGATCGTAAAGCCCAAAGCTTACAACGTTATCGCCCTTGTGATTAGGATTGTCGGGATCATAGATCCAACCCACAATCTGTCCGGCATCGGAAATATCCATCCCGAGCTCCTTGTAAGCATCATTCAGGAACAGGTGCCCATCACGCTCAAGACAGGCCTGAAGATAACGCTGAACACCACGAAGGAACATCAGATTATACTCGGCGTTATCCTTGTAATTCGGGTTATACTCATCGAAACACCGAGCGTAGATAGAATATCCATCGACGGTTACAGCCTTGGACTTGGCGTCATCGATCTTAACAAGACCGTTCTCGTCTCGAGTTCCGTTCTTAAGCTTCTTGACTCCGTGATAAACCTCTAGCTCCTTCTCCGGGCCAATCGCCTCACGAACTCGATCTCGGTACTTCTTGAAACTCTGATCGAGAGCTCCGTATGCAGCAACAACCGATGCTAGGCGCTTAGCCATAATTCGATTGGAACCGATGAAGCAAGCGATGGAAGTTGCTCCGACAACAACCGCAGGTGCATACATCTGAGCGAGCTTAACCGCAGACTGAATATAAACCAGCGTCGTGTCGCGCTTAGCCTTCTCGTCGTTATAGGTATCCTCAGAGACGTTCGGATCCTCAAGAGCCGTGTGAACAGCATCAAGATCGTCCTTAGCCTTGGCCAGGACCTCCTGAGCCTCAATGGTGGCCTTACAGGCAAGAACCGTAGCTCCGACGCCGGTTACAATTCCTGCACCAATAAGAATCTCCGGTGCGTGCTTCTCCAGCTTAAAGGCAACCTTCTTAGCTGCCTTGATTGCAAATCTAGTGATTGCGTTAGTCATGATTAATCAGCTCCTCCAGCTTCTTCTCCTTGACCAATTGATCGATCTCGCTAAAGGTAAGATCTCTCCAACCATCTGAATCGATTACATCTCCGAACCAAGTTCCGGTTGACTTATTATACCAAATATGATACTCATAGGTGACTTTAAGAAGACCGATTCTCTTGGCCTGACTGAAACAGAAGTTCACGGTTGGGTCGATAATAACACTTCCATTTTTTCTTGTGTGTACCGAAACACTTTCAAACCTAATCATAAATATCAGTCCTTAAGAGCATGAGGCTCTGGCATCTCGATGAGGTATCCGTCAGAATCAGTTACTATCCTAGCCGAAGAAATGTTCTCCCACCCATAATAATTTCCGGTAAAAGGACAGGGGAGTCCTGCGGCCTCGTATAGATAGGATACCGTAACATACCCTTGATCGTCGAGTTGTTCATCAAGCCTATCCAGAATTAGCTGGGCATCTCCATATGTATCAACCACAACATCCTGGAACTGAAAACTTCCGTTCGTCTTCTTCGAAGAACTCAACTTAGAAGCAGGCTTCTTTTCTCCATAATATCCTTGATACGAGGTATACCCTCCGGGAGTCTTTCTACTTGGTTCGGAGGTTCTCTCTCCCAGAAATATCGCTCGTGCAACAGCGTTGATGGTGTCTACAGCAAGAACTTGAAGTCTGGGAATAATCAACCTTGTAAAGACAAAAGACGCCACACTGCTTGTGTCCTCAGGGGTGAAAATATCGGATAAGCGCGTCCTTCTTTTGACGGTCTTGAGTCTACCATGAGCAACCGTCTTTGACTCGCTATGCTGTTCGGTGGTGTTTGCTTGTCTTGACTTTTCGATATTTGAGTTTCCTGGAAGGTCGGGAATATCAATTTTCATATCAACTCCTTCGGTGAACTAGACAACGCAAGAAAAGAGGAGACCATGAAAATATCACAGTCTCCTCTGGAGGGAGAGGCGTCAAACCTTAGTTCTTGGCCTCCTTGTCGGAGTTGTCTTCGTTCACTTCAACATAATCCTTCTTGTCGATCTGCTCGGTAATGAAGTTCTTGACTCCGTTGAACGCACCGACCGCAGCCGGAACTACAACTCGATCGACGAGGATACCCAAAGCGGCACCCGCACCGACGAGAAGCAGACCCGGAACGGCGATCACGTCATCGTCATCAGACGAATCGTCGATTACCTCAGCATCAGACTCGATGATGTCCTGATCCATGTTCTCAAACTCGTTCTCCATGATTCTTCCTTTCACTAGAAGTTTACTAACGAGCTCTCCCTCATAAGAGGCTTTGAAAAAATCGCGAAAATATAAGAGGGACCCAGATTTCTCCGAATCCCTCTTTTTTAGCTTACATAGCCTAGATGTCTATCGAACGGAAGTTCGGGCGCGGATTTACAATAAAATCCATAACCAACACCGGAGTACCATCCGCAGCAAGCTCGGACGTAAACGCCGGCTCAATAAGGTCCCCATCATGAGCGTTCCATCCGAAACTATCTCCAAACTTGCTCTCGCCAATCTCAAGCTCATTATAGAGATCGTTCAGACTAACGAAATAATCGTTCAGCATAAGCCTATTGAGTTCGTTAATCGCTCTCTTGATAGTGTCGGCATCCGAATAGAAGTATTGTCCGCTCAGCTTATCGAGACAAAGTGTCGTGCCCCCACGGGTACGTCGAATGAGACGATCCTCGGGAGGGTTTGCATCGATAAAATCCTGAGCAATTGATCCGCGAAGCTCCTCTTCCTTCTTCTCTCCAAGAATATCCTTGGCCTTAGCCTTATACTCTTCGAGAGACTTCTCGGACATGGCATACGCCATTCCCATTGTTGCCAGACGACGAACACTAATGTTCACCGAACCAACAACACATGCAACAGAAGCTCCGGTAAGTGCTATGGTCGGAACATACTCCGTCCAAACACTCTTAACAATTTCCTTCTTAGTAAGCTTTTCGCCCTTCTCTTCCTCCTTCTTCTTTACAATATCAACTGCGTTAATGGTTCCCCTAACAGCAGTTGCGGTAGCTCCCAAACCACAAGCCAAACCAATGCCGGCAAGGATCTGTGGAGCGTTCTTTGAAACAAACTTCTTTACTGATTTTCCAAATACCTTAATTCCGTTTGCACTAATAACCTTCATTTCCTTTCCTTTCTGTTAGACATTACTGCCATAATACACCGTGAATTTTTCACGAGAAGAGCAAACGAAGACTCTCTGCTTCTTTAACAGCGACATTGAACATGAGCTTTTTGCCTGGTTTTGCAATCTTTCGAAAATATCGCATCTTCTCAATAAACGCATCGATGATGTCTGTTATCGGAATTTCTTCCTCTCCCGAAATATAATACGGAGGCTTCTCCATTTCGGTTATGACATCTTCTAGTAGTTCATCAAGAGCCCATTCGGAGTATGCTTGAATTCTAACGTCTGCATGTTGAGGCCTTTCTGAAACATAAGCTTCCAATTTAGTCATGTCTCGTCTTTTGTCTATTTCACACATTTTGTCCTTTCTCGAAAAGTTAGAGAACTTGAAATATCAAATTCTCTAACTATTCAGGAAGCCTTTGTTTACTCTTCCTCCTCTTCGTCTTCTCCTTCCAGCATCCTGTCCATCTTCTCGCGATACTCTTCCTCCATATCATCGATTGAATCTCTCATATCGAGATACGAAGCTCCAGCAATTGCGAGACCGGATAGAATATACAGTCCAATAGAAATAACCTGTCTCGGAATAGCCATACTATTCACCTCCTTCATAAAAAGCCTTGTTTTCTTCGCGAGACAGAAAAAGAAGAGGAATGCTAAATACACCTTCCGCTAGCATTAACGGCCCGCATTTTAGAGTACCATATAGGTTGCGTGTTAATAATTATCCTCTTCATAATACGGCTTGTTTTTTTCGCGAATTCATACAAAGATGTTCACCAGAATTGTAAATATCCCACTTACGATTGTATAGATTAATGACCAAATCATCATAAGAATTAAAATTATGAAATCAAGAATTGTTTTCATAAAACATCCCTTCTCGAAAAGGAAAGGGCCTTGAAAAAGACCCAAACCTTTGAAGCTACTTGTCCTTTCTTTCTTCGAGCTTCTCATAAACCTTGTAACCAACCAATCCGACTCCTACGATTGCAGCACTGACCGCAAGGCTGATTCCTGCGTTAACCAGAAACAACTTATTATAAAGACCGATGGCCTTCATAGCAGGTGCTTCGGAAACCGCAGTAAGCATCCTTCCGTTGTACGCAAACCACTTACGAATAGGGTTCTTGTTCATGATTACCTCCTAATATAGAACCTTTACCTTCATAAGGCGCCTTGCGATTTTCGCGAAAAAGGAAGAGAGCATGAAGCTCTCAACCTTTGTCAGGAATGATAATACTCCCAATAACGATACATAGCGAGCATTCCAAGGCAAAAACCAATCGCGAATATGCAAATAATGATCGCAATATACTCGACCGGCATCCAAGGAATCGTAATAGTATCCATTTTGTCTCCTTTCATGTATTCCCGTCATAAAGGTGCTTGCTTTTTTCGCGAAAACAGAAAAGTCCCACGTGTGTTGGTCCAGGGCATAATTTTTAGGGCCTTAAATCGCCTTAGAACGGCTCATCTACCTGCGGTTTTGTAAAGCAAAAATAAAAGGAAAGGTGCTTGTAAAACACCAATCCTTTGACAAATTAGTCCTTTTTATTGCCGTAGAAAAAGTTTTCCATCCAATCAGCTGTCTCATAACGGTCTTCCGGATTGCAGAATGTTTCTCTATTCTTAGGATCTTTGTGGATCATCCAAGCGCACCACTTAAACACCCCAACTAGAGCGCAAACTGCACCCAAAATAAACCAAAGAATTGCCGACAGAATCTCACTCATTTCTTCTCCTTTCTTTGACTTACTTGTCATAAAGGTAGATGGAAATATCGCGAAAAGGAAGAGAGCATGAAGCTCTCGACCTTTTTAACCAGTTTTGCTTTTCTTAATGTTTTGTAGATGTCTCATGGCGTCTATGCTGCAATTCATAGCTTTGTATCTATATGGCAAACTTTCGTAGTATTTCAATTTTCCTTCCGCCAGTTGCATATATACGTGCTCCTTAACTTTACAGCATATATACCCCAGATAATCTTTTAACATATGTCCTCCTTTCTGGTCATAAAACTCCTTGAAAATATCGCGAAAGAGAAGAGGGCATGAAACCCTCAACTCTTTGACTCTTAGTTCGAGCACAGATTCATTGCATTGTCGAGCATTCTCTGAAACTCTCGTCCAGCGTCAAAACCCTCTTGCCAAGCCTTCTGCTCATTCTGCTTGTCTTGAGCTTTTACAGCAAGCTCAATTCCACTTTGAATGAAACTTCCGATAATGACCGAAGATATGACACCGATACCAAGAACAACAGCCTTGTCCATGACAATCCTTTCTCCGTACTTACCATGTCATAATACACTTTGAAAATATCGCGAAAAGGAAGAGAGCTTGAAGCTCTCAACCTTTAAAGCTAGACCTACTTCTTGAATTGTTCAAGAATTCGATTAAGCTCGCGTACTCTCTTCTCGTGTTCTTCGATTTCAGATTGCATATGCATGACGAAACTGAACCTGTCTCGAATTCCGTATCGATTGGTCGAAATAACCTCGTCAATACGATCCGAGCACTTCAGAATTTCATGCTTGTGCATTCCGATAATCTTTCGAATCTCGTAATAGTCACACGCGATATTAACCTTCTTCATGTTTCCTCCTTTGATAGGATTCCGGCTCATAAAGGAGTTTGTTTAATTCGCGAAAAAAAA